CATTAAGTAAGGCTCTGCTTCTGCTAGTGTTGCGTACAATAACGCATCAGGATAGTTAGCTAGATATAAGTTACTTGATGTTGTTGATGAGATGAATGTTGGTTCTGCGTAGTACAACAACTGTAGGACTTTAGAACTATCAGGCGTTGGTGCAAACTGAAACTCATAACCGATAATAGTGTAGTAGTAAGGTAAGCCTGATGTTGTTGTTAGTAAGTCACGGAAGAACTTGTCAGGACTCTCATACTCTAACGTGATAGGTGGGTTGCCTTGAAAGTGCATCTCACGCATCTCTAAGAAGTCAGTAGGAATCTCTACTGTGCCATCTGTAGCAGTTGTAGTCACGACTTTTAGCATCTCACGAGTACGTAAATCACGACTTAATCGTTGTTGAGCTAACATGACGAATGTCGGTATTACACTTGTCAAGTCACTACGAGCAAGATAACTCTCAACCGTAGAAACTAGGTCATTGTAAGTTGCTAAAGCCATATTTAATCCTTATATTTAACTAATACCACTATCCCATTGTTCATTGCTAGATGTCTTACAATGTCAAATCTATTTGACAATTTACGTTCCCACCATTCCCAAGGTTCTTGAGTTAAGTGAGCATTACGACCATCAGGTAAAATCTTTTGTGCTGCACCTGTATGTATAGTAAAGAACCCAAGTCTTTTAACTAAACGCTTTAAATCGTCTAGCACATCATCTAAACATTCAGGTTCTATATGCTCTAACACATCAATACAAGTAACAAACTCACAAGGACTAGGAGTATCTGACCACAAAGGATTGCTAGGTTCGTAAGGCGTATAGTCTACTTTACTTTTTATACTATCTCTTAAACGGCATTTCCCTGCGCCATAATCCAATAACTCTGCGAGTTGGTTATCTTGTATCACCTTGTCTACTAAAGGTGCGTAAAACGTGCTAGCGATGCCGTAATTGGCATCCTTATGCAAATCTGATTGCATCTGACGGTACTCATCAGTAATTAAGCTCATAATTGCTTCTCTACTCTACGAATAACATCAATCCACTCTGCGTTATCTTGGTAAATCAATCTCATGTGACGATACCAAGGCATACTAGGTTGTGCATATCGCCATTGATGACGTTTTGGCACTAAACACCATGTATTTACACCTAAAGCAGCAGCACAATGTTGAGCAGTAGTAGGAACACCAACAACCATGTCTAATTCAGCAATTAAAGCAGCTAAATCATCGTAGTTTTCTGTGTTTTCTGCACATTCAGGATAGTAAATACCCTCAATCTTGTCCTCAACTGTATAGTCAAGCGATACAAGTTGTATATCTTTGCGTTTTAACAAAGGTTTTAAGTCATCTTCAGTCAGTTTACGACCTTTAGCATTGGTCATCTTACGACCACCATGAGTAGTAATGCCTATTGCACGTTTACCCCATGACTTAAACAGTTCGTTCCACTCTTTACGCTTCTCTGGGTCAGCTAAAAGGTAACTGCTACCAGGAAAATCCTTATTTGTGTGTCTATAAAACTCAGGTAATCCACCAATTGCACATCTAGCATCTATTTCAGCCCCTTCTACCCATTCAGGCATTGTATCTCTACGTGTGCCGTGAACTTCTGCATTAGGGAAGCTACGTTTAAACAGACTTTCTAAACGAGGGTCACAGTCAATGTAGACTTTGTTACTGTCTTTGATGGCATCGTTAATACAAGAGGCATAGAAGATTTCATCTCCAAGTCCTTGCTCACCATAGATAACAAGGTTTCTGCCTTTGCTACCATTCCATCTAGTTTCGTCACCGTAAGTGTATTCTTTTCTGAATTTACCACCGAGAGATTTATTCCACTCATGCCAGCCCTCTTTCCATTCGCCCCTTGCTAAGTAACAATGAGCTAAATTTAATTGTGCATTTAAGTCAGTAGGTGAACAGTCTAAGGCACTTCTTGAAGCCTTCTCTGCATCATCCCATTGTGATAACTGTACTAGGGTTGCTGACATATTAGAGTAAGCCATAGCGTACTCAGGGTCTAATTCAGCAGATTTCATAAAGAACTTGATTGCATCATCGTACATCTCAAGTTCATGGCAAGCTCTACCTAATGAAGTCCATAAGGCTTTGTTACCAGGTTGTTCTTGTAAAGCTCTACGAAACATTTGGTATGCGAATACTGTACGTTCAGACATTAACCAGATGTAACCAAGGAAGTGCAGAGTTGCTGCATCATCAGGGTAGTATTCAAGTACCGTGTATATCAACGGCATTGCGTTTTCGTAGTCATCTGCTTCTATAAGCTGATGAATAGCTATTTGACATTCTCTTAATTCGTTCTTATCCATTATTTCACCATCGCAGTCGTTACTTTGAGGTATGGATAACGTGTATTGATTGCGTTAATCAATTCTTTTGTTTGATTAGGATTATGTATATCAATCCCTTGCTTTAGTAATTCCATCTGAATCACAGGTGGGATAGTTGCGTAGTGTGCAAACTCATCTTTAACACCCTTCTTCCATGCTTCAGGGTCATTACGTTTTTGCTGTAATGCTTCAAAGAAAGCATCTAAATTCTGTGTACTTGTTAATCGTACATCTTCAGTTACAGGGTCATAATCAAACGTCTGTGTTACACCTGTTACTGGGTCATAATCAAAAAATACTGACATGGTTATCCTTTAGAAAGAGGGGCAGTTATAATTTAACGTGGTCTTTAGATAGAAATGTTTTTAATCTGTGGCAATTAGCACATAGAGTTCTTAAATTATCTTGAGCGTTGTTTTGATGATTACCATCAATGTGGTCAACATCTAATTGGCATCTATGCAATGCAACAAATCCACAATTCTCACAATAATTTTTTTTATGTCTAGTGTACTTAGATTGATGGCATTGAGCGCAGATTGTTCTGTATTTACCAGAACCTTTATTCTGCACTTTATACACACCACATATCTTACACAGTCTATCTTTTAACACGTTAAGTTTTTCCACCCCTCTATTCTACACTATAGACCTACGTTTTGTACTTTAGCGTGAGCATCTGGGTTTTGTACAACCAAAGCGTATTCTGCTTGGATGAGCCATTTGCTTGAGTCACCAGTTTTAGCTAACTCTACTTTTTCCATTGGACGTAGTGATGCAAGACCAACATAACCTGGGTCTACGCACAATACAGCTTGGTCACGCATGAAGCGGTCAAGTTTAACTGTGTGGTTACCGAAGTCAGATACGTACACGTCAGCAGCACCAGTAATAGTAGCTTGTGTTGTACCTTGTACGTTGTTGAACTTAGTAGCGATACCAGCAAAGCTAGAGAAACGTGCTTTGTTAGTAGCTGACATCAAGATTAATGATGGCTCGCCACCGTCTGTCCATGCTAATTGCAATGCAGATTTCAAATCAGCTTCAACGAATGTTACTTGTGTGCCGTCTGTAGGAGCAGCAACAGTACCGTTAGAGAAGCCAGGTGTTGTACCTGCTGTAGAACCTGTACCTAACACACGGTTAGTAATCCATGATTCAATACCAGCAGTTGAACGTGCAGTAGCAGCACCACCAGCAGAAGAAGCTTGGTTACGTACGATTGCATATTCCATGTCACGTTTAAGTTCTTTACCACCCTTCATCAATTGGTAAGCAACCTCAGATTTACGACCATATTTCTTAACGATGTCGTATGTACCAGAGATTTGAACTGTTTTACGTGAGATTTGAGTGTAGTTACCCAAAACTGTTGTAGCAGATAAAGTAGCGAATGATGAATCGTCACCCTCGATACCTGTGTTAGTAGCAGCAGCAGCTAAAGCATCTGTTTGCCATTGGTGGTAAGTTTGACCAGCAGTCATACGTTTTGCTAATGAAAGCAAAGGTGTATCTTCTGGTGAAATATCAAAAATTACATCTTCAAAAGACTCTGCAATACCCTTACCGGTATAGGTGTTGGTTGATGAAACAGCCATGTTTATTCCCCTTAAATCATATCTTCAATTAGTTTTTGTGCTAAATCAGATTTGCCAGTTTTGCGTAATTGGTCACGCACTTGACGTTTAGCTGATGTAGCTTCCTGTTTTGTATCTTTAGCACCTGGCTTAACGACAGGTTTAGCTTGTGATACTTTGTTCTTTACAACCGAATTAGATTGCAACTTGCGCCATTGCATCGCATCATGTAAGACCTTTACGTGACGAGGGTCAACAATCATACCGAGTTCGTCATCAGTAAATCCGTATTCTTTGCCTGTTGAGATAATTGCTTGGCTGGTATCTCTACTCCAATTGGGTATCTCTTTAGCTAGAATCTCTTTACCTTTGGCAATTCGCTCTTGTACTGATTGCGCTTGCTGTGCTTGCAACTGCTGTTGTTTCTGACTTAAATCGTCAGCTACTTTGCTACGTTGCTGTTGTAGTTGGTTATATGTAAAGAATAGTTTTTGCGCTTCTACAAAGTCCGTATCAGACAACTCTTGCCAATTGACGTCATTAAACTGTGCAAGTTGATTGTCGATATTCGTTAGTTGCGCTACTTCACTAATTAGAGCTTGATTGAGCTGTAACGCTTCATTGAATTTCTGCTCTTGGACTTGGATAGTCTGAGCATATTCTTCTAATGCTTTACGTTGTTCTGCTACTTCTTGCGTCTTTTTCGTGTAGTCTAATCCTTGCTGTGCAAGGGCGATGACTTCATCTAGTGGCTTCTCAAGTTCCTCACCATTTACTTTAAGTCTGACAGATTTAGGCTGCTCGTTTTCAGAGTCCTCTGATTCATCATCCTTCTCAGCTTCAGGCTCCTCATCTTCTGTATCATCATCAGTTTCCTGTGATTCTTCAGTTTCAGATTCTTCCAGTTCTTCAGTATCTTCCACATCGTCTAGTTGCTCCTCAATCGCTTGTAATGCTTCTTGCTCTTCAGGAACTTCATCTAGCATAGCCATCAATTTCTCTTGTGGCGACTGCTCTAAGGCTTGGTCACTCATTGTATTACTCCATAATTATGGACATAAAAAAAGCCCACCTAAGTGAGCTTCTTTCTTTGGGTTTGTCCGTTACCCAAATAATTTACGCTTATCTGATGTTTGTATCGCTGCCATCTTGCCAGTTACTACAACGTCTTTTAAGCTCTTTTCTATTTGATTTAATAGTTGCATAGCAATCACTAGACGATTGTGCGTTTCTGCATCGCCTAATGCGCTTATAGACATACTATTGATGATTCCTTCACGTACTTTTGTAATAGCTTCCTTAAATAAAGGATTTTCTAATACTTCGTTAGCACGTTCACCACGTTTAATCTCAGAAAGTTGTTCCATATCCTGCTTGTGCCTTTATTTGAGCGATTGCCAAATCAGTTTCAGCTTTGAGTTGAGCTTTAAATCTTTCTAGCTCTGCTTGCGCTGCAATCTTTTCACGCTCAATAAGTATATCATTTTGTGAACGAACTTGCTCTTGTTTCAACTGAGCATCAGCTTTCTGTTGTTCAATAGCCAATTGACCTTGAATCATCACCTCAGCTTCAGATGGTTGGTCTTGTTGCTCACCTTGTGGGTTTTCCATAGGGTTAGTCCAGAACTCCTCAGGATTCTTGAACCCTGCGTTCTGTGTCAACTTAGCCAAAGCATTGTAAATCTTCTCAGTCGATGTAATGCCAGCAGGTAACGCTTCTTTCTGCATAGCAATGATGTTATTCAAGTGAATCATCTGTTGGTCTTTATTACCAGCACCTAAGCCTACAGAGATAGACAAGTCATTACGATTCTTCCACTCACGAGGGTCAACATCTACCCACTTGTTACGTAAGCGTACGATGTCAGGTTTAGTGTATTGTGTACGAACTAAACGATGTACTAACTTGAATAAGTCTTTAACACCTGTTTCAGCAAAGGTACGTGCAACTAATTCTAAGCGTTGCTGTGATGCGTTCATCACTTGGGTAATACCAGTAGCTGTCTTGTTAAGAGAATTGCTGTCTAAGCCTTGATTGTAAGCTGTAACACCTGTGCGTTTCTCTTTCATAGAGTCCATGTACTCAACCATGCCAAATGATGAGGCAGGTAAAGGTGGATGACTCAATGGCATAATAGCTGTGCCAGGTTCACCTTCTACACGAACAATACCACCAGGACGGCTTGTAAGCATATCGTCTAGGTTTACTCGTGAGCTAATAGCATAACGACCATTGTTAGCTAGGTACATATTGTCTAGCTGACCACGTAGCAATGTAGACTTAATCAACTGGATGTCCATAGTCAAGTCTGAGTATGAACGACCAATGTGGCGATGTGGCATAATCATTGGAGTAATGCAAGCAAACGGAATAATGTCTGCCTTCTCTTTTAGTACGATTGTGTTACCAATCACTACATAACGCATTAACTCACCATCAGCACGTAAGTATGTATCACGTACTAAGATGTTAGAACCTTCTACTACACGGTCATATTCTTCATCGTAGATGTCACGAGCAATAGCTTCTAATTGATACGCTTCGTTAGTTTCAGCAAAGATAGAGTCCATCTTAGTCTTGCTAATACCAAACGCTTCAGCAGCAGCATCACGGCTCATAATCTCACGGTGTTGTACAAAGCGAGAATCAAACAATGATGGGCTAGATGTATCAACTGAAATCATCATGTTCTCAGGTGCTACGTTATCAATACAAATCTTATCTTTGTATTCTGTTACTTTAATCTTAACGTCATGCAACTGTGGTGTAGGAGGCAAAGGTTGACCAGTCATCATAGACTGTGCAATTGCTTCTTCAGGATTAAATGATGGGTCTGTGTAAGCTGTGTGGTTTAACACTTCTACGTTGTCACCTTGTACAAGCATAGATAGCTGACCATCAGTCAAGCCTGTGTATTCTTCTTCGTCTACTTCTTTGTAGTTCTCGTAGTAAACCTTAACGTAACCATTCTTAGACATCAAAGCATCTTTAAACCATACGTAGAATACTTTATAGCCTTCGTTCTTTTCCATCACTACATGATTGACGTAGTCTGTTTCTTGTTCAGCACCTTCTACATCTTCTGCGTTCTTAGGTGTGAACTCTACAACCTTATCACCAGATACAAAGACTTTAAGCAATTGAGGCAAAGCAGACTCAATCGTGTCTTGTACATCCATAGATATAACTTGTGAGCGACCTTCTACCTCGTTGCCAAAGTTCTCGCCTAAGTAGTAGTCAATAGCCAATGCTCTATCATCAGACAAAGCAGAGTCATTGATGCCGTAAGCAATCTGCTCCTCTTGCACGATTCTGTAAAGTATTTCGCTGTCTGATAACTTCATTAGACTATCCCTTGTGTGCTATATTTAATTTTATCTATTCCGCCCCATGCTTCGTTCTTCATTTGGTCGATAGATGTTGCCATGTATCTGAAAGCATCTGCTCCATGAGAGTATTCATCATGTAAAGGTGCGCCAGGTTCTTGTGTGTTTCCGTTAATACTACGTCTATAGTGCTTTAAACAATCAACTAAACGATTAGCTGACTTATCAAAGTAACAACGATGGAAGTTCATACGTGTAATCTTAATGCCTGACTCAATGTCAGCAATAGGAACAATACGTGTGTCCCAACCTTGCTTACGCATAATATCTTCAGCAGAGATGCCATACTTGAAGTCTTTAGTTCTACCATCATGTGGTAAGAACATCTGACCCCAGTTATAGTTTAACGCTCTAAGCTCGCTAGAATAACTGTCAAGCGTTCTATGATTGTCCTCAATATATCCAATAATCCGAACATCAGAAACCCCACGCTGACATAAGATAACAGACATAGAATCATTCCAGCCCAAATCCATAACGACATGAACTTTAAGCATAGGGTCGTAAGGGACTGTAGTAATCCTGCCATGCTCTTGTGCTTCCCTAATTTCATTACTATAAATAGCCCCATCCACAGCAGCTTTGCATTCACCAAGCCAAATGTTCTTGTAGTCAGGGTTGTGCGCTAAACTGTGTAAGCGTTCATCTTCCAATACCTGTGGAAACCAAGGATTGTCATTGTAGTTTACTTTAACTACATGAGCGTTCTCTGGTGGATTGACTACGAATCGTTGGTAAGTGTCATCAGTATCTACATCAGGATTAAAGCTAATCCATATCTCTGAATCAGGCTTACGTACAGTAGGAATAAGAATATCCCATGAGCGTTTAGATACTGTCTGAGCTTCTTCTACCCATACAATGTCTACACCCTCAAAAGACTTAATAGACTCTACTGTGTTAGTTGCTAGACCTGCAAAGCTAATCTGTGTTCCGTTCTGTCCTCTAATCTCTGATTCTAATATCTCATAGAAAGCACCTAAGCCTAATGCTTGGATTTGGTCAGAGAGTAATTGGTGTACAGATTGCTTAATAGACTTTTGAACCTCACGAGCGCATAGGATACGTAATGTCCTATTAGCACCTTGTAAGATTAATGCCCTAGCAAAAGACCATGACTTACCTGAGCCTCGACCACCATACGCTACTTTGTAACGATGAGGAGAGAATAGGAACTCTAGCTTACTCGGAAACTGTGCTTGTGGGAGTAACAAAGACTAATCCTATGTTTGTTGGGTTACCTTCACCGTCTACAGTACTAATCTCTTGTTTAGCTACTGCCTTGCCTTCAAAACGGTCAAATACAAATTCTACAGCCCATCTCTCGCCCTCTGCGAAAGCATCAGCTATCTTCTCTACACCTAAACGCATCTTTAATCTGTCGTCAGCGTGTAAAGCAGCGTGTAATAAGGCTGATAGTTGTGACCCCTTACCGGCATTGTTATTGCCTAGTGGTGCGCCTCTTTTGTTTATATTTGTATTTTCTGTATCCATTTGATTTATATGACTCCGTGTAGGTTGGTCACTCTCTTTGTTATGCTTTGTTCATTGAAGGTGCGTTAAAGTTAAATCCTAATACTCCGCCTGTCTGTTGACCTTGAGATGGAGATAAGAATCGTCCTGCACCATAAGAGTTATTCATTGCTATAGGTGCTTGTGTTTGTGGTGCTGTGTATAGAGCTGATAGGTATGGCATCAATTGATTGATAGAAGGTACATTAACATTCTTAGATGCTGCATCAGCACGTGCAATCATTTCTGCTACCATAGAAGGTTGTACAGGTTCAGGCTTAGGTTGCATTTGACTTAATAGTTGAGAAAATGGATTGTATCCATACATCCCATTATATTGATTAGCACCGATACCCATAATAGCCCCTATAAATTGCTTATTTTGTTATCCCCTGTTAAAGGGTAAATCATTCGTTGATACGTATTCCACCATTCATGACTGTAAGGACTGTATTGATAGTCTTTAAAGCATGGTGTTCCTAATGTGTGATGGATTAGTTTTGCATCTTTGTTATATACGTACTCAGTTTCTAACCAATTCCATTCAACAGGTAAATCACCTATGAATCTATCTTCAAGCCAGCTAAACCTATGAAGGTATGAGCCAGTAGATTCCATCACCAATTCCGGTGTGAGCTTTTTGTTCTGCCAATGATGACAGTTCCATAAAATAACTGATGACCAGTTCTTTCTAGGGTAATCTTCGTTCTTAGCTCCTAAATACTTTATAGGATGCTTTGTTTGGTAATCATGCTTTACGACCCATACAGCCTTCTCAGGTTCTTGTTCAGGGTATTTAAGTAACTCAGCTACATCGCCTGTGCATATCATGTCGCCATCACAGAACACAGCAGTACCCTTGTAATCACATAAAGAAGGGACTAGAAATCGTGAGTAGATAAAAGCATTACTGCCATCTACGTGCTTCTCTTCATAGCCCTTGAGCGTACTTAACGCTAGTGGAGTGAATGAAACTGGAATACTGCTGTGTTCGATTACGGACTGACAGAAAGCGTGATAAGCGACTGGCTCTACCTTACTATCAAATCCGACAAATATATGTAACATTATTTTTTCTTAGTGTTGAGTTCACTTCGTACAATATCACGAATCATTTTATCCATCGCAGCTTCTTTTAGCTTTTTCTTTTTCATCTCAATGGATTCTTCTTGCTTCTCTAGCTTTTCGTATGCTTTAGACTTCATCATAGCTATTTGCCTTTCTTCTTAGACTTGCCAGCTTCGCTAAGAGCAATAGCAATTCCTTGTTTTGGATTGGTAACTACTTTACCGCCCTTGCCTGAGTGCAATGTGCCTTCTTTAAACTCAGTCATAACTTTGCTTATTTTCTTTTGTGCTTTAGTAGGCTTCTTCATTACAATCCTTTAAACAAAAAAAAAGACCCACCTAAGTGAGTCGAATGGAGATAGGTAAATACGTTTATTACAGACGCAACTTTCCTACTTGGTTCGTATAATATCATAATTTAAGGAGTTTGTCAAGTGTTATTTTATATTAATGTAAATTTCGTTCGCTTAACCGTGTTTGTAGGTTATCTAACGCTAAATCATAGTTTAACTCTAACTGTGTATCTGTCATTTTAACTTTCTGTCCTAAATAGACAAAGTAAATAGCATCTCTTTGTAGTCTAGGTAGGTCATCTATCACCTGGTCTACTGTACGTGCAGATGTAATGTCAATTTCTTCACCCATCTCATCAAAAGAACTAATACCACTAGACATAAATCCTGCTGCTTTACTAGGATAGCCTAAACTCTTACCTGAGTTACCCTTCATGTAGTCTTTCCATAAGTCCAAGTAGTACAAGACTTTTCCGCTATCCATTGCTACATCCTTTATTGCATCCAGCTTGATATGCCATCCATGCACCTTGAGTATAAACATTAGCGTAAATATCTAACTCATTGTCTTTGCTTAATATAAATTTATGTTCTTTTGCCCACTTCTCAAAAGATAGTTTTATATCTTTACTCTCCATCTATATCCCCCATAGCTTCATAGACCTGCAATATACTGTTATTTGCGCATAACACAACTTTACACATTCCACCCTTGATAACATTGCGCCTTACGCAAATAATGGTATCAATCTGTTCATCGTCAAGATATACACCAGCGTGTTCTAACGCATCTTGTAATGCTTTAATACGATTGTCTAAATCAAACTTACGTTTGGTTGGTGGGTACAATGCAATAAAGATGGCGATTCTACCATGAATCTTAGCATTAGCTTCTATGCAAGCCTCTTGAACTAGCCTACGAAACTCGTGTGCTTCTTTCTTTAAGTATTTGCGTTTACCTGCAAATCCCCACATATGATTGACTGTTGGTGGGAACGGAAGCGTTAGCTTAATCATTTAACCACCAGCATTTCATTCTCAATCATGTGCTTTATAGTTAGTCTATGAGCTAGTTCCCATATCTCTCTACGTTCTTCTTTAGTTAGGTCTTTACCATTATCTAGCTGTGTATGGCATGAGTGGCACATAGAAGCTACCATAGCATCACTAGCCTTGATTCCTGTACCTTTACCATCACGCTGCTGGTTAGAGTGAGCAGCACATACTGTACCATCCATACGACCACATACTTGACATGGTAACTCACGACACAGTTCTAATAACTTCTTGTTACGATAGATTGGCATATTAGTCCTGTAAATATACGCTACGTTCAGCGCAGAATTTCTCTACTTCATTCATAAACTCGTTAAGTTCTTCTACAGTTAGTTCAGCAGTAGATTTTAACGCATAAATAGTACCATTAGCACCAACATATTCATTGTAGCCTAGCCATCTGTCTTTACACATCACTTTCCACCATTGGTGTGGGTGGTATAGTCCGTCTTTACCTTTAAAGTTTTCAGACATCAGCATGAATAACTTATGTAGTCTAGCGTTTTGAGGTAAACTTCTTTTTGGTGTGTGTCCGCATAATTTACATTTTTTAGATTCTTGCAAATTGTCCATAATACTTTTCCATTACTTCTTTTGCTACAAGTTCAGCAAATTCTAAATCATCAAAAAATCCAAAATCTGTTCTAACTTTATTAACAGTACATCTAACTCGCCATTTGCCAGTTTTTTTATTTAAATTAACATTTTTTATATTTGATATTGTTGAATCTAATGTTTTTCTATTTAAACTATTTTGACTTGCATTAGCTTCTCTTAGATTGCATATTCTATTATCAGACCTGTTTCCGTTTATATGGTCTACTTGTTCTTTTGGTAAATAACCATGAACATACAACCAAGCTAAACGATGAGCTGGGTATCTAACATTTTTAACTTGTATTTTTATGTAGCCATTAGATATATCAATTCCACCCATAACTTTACCTGTTTTATTTTTTATAAAGATTCCATTTTCTTCATCATAAAATACTAATGATTTTAATTCTTCTTGAGTAATCATTTGCGTTTTTTCTCCAAAGGTTTTGGCACATAAGGGTTTATCTCTTTTTTGTTTCCATCAAAATATTCAATCTTCCAACCTTTAGACTGATAAACAATGCTGTCTTTAGTTGTATGAAACTCAGCATCAGGATTCCATGACCTAATTGCTTTTACAAAGTCTTTAATAGAATCTTCACGTCTAAGTATGTTATGTGGAAATGGTTTATCTATATGGTCTTTCATTGTAAAGTTTCACTCATAGTTTCGTAGTCCATTATCTGAAAGTACATATCTTGGTCAAACGTACAGTTACCAAAGAACGCATCAAACTTATATGAGTTCTCAAACGTCATTAAGCATATAAACTGAGCATCGTCATCTTCACTATCGTACACTTCAACTAATATCATTTTGAACCACCATTAGGAACTGCAATTCCTGTGCTTGGCATTTGATATGGTACAAAAGCAGGTGGTGGAATATAAACAGGTGGTGGAGCAACAGGAACTGGAATATAAACAGGAGGCGATGGACAATTCCATCCATCTTGATATGAACAAGCCTGTGCGTTAAAAGATAATGCTAGTAATGCTAATAATATTAATCTCATGTCTATCTCCTAAAATTTAATTTGCCATACACGTTCATGCTGACTTGCTTTGTATCTCATAGAAGGAGCATCAAACCACAATGCAATCTCACCCTCCCATTCACCATGACGTTGCTTATCACATATCAACAAGCAATCAGGTGCATTTAAATCTTCATCCTTAGCCTTACCACTACGTATTAACTTCTCTTTTCTTTTATTACGCCACACGGTCATTACATTGTCAACTTGATTCGTAATGTCTGCTGAACCTGCAACATCCATCTTGTTCGGTGGACTATACTCATCTTCACCCTTACGACTATGAGCAATCAAATGAACATGAACATTTAAATCTCTTGAAGCTGCACAAAGTTTATCTAAAAACTCTTTCTGTGCGTTCATATCATCAGAACGTACACCACACTTCATCAAGCTATCAATTACAAAATGCTGTATTCCTAAAGTTTCTGCTGCATAGTAAAGAACAGCAATTACTCTATCACCATTTACAGTTCCTTGTTGGTCATACATCCATAACTTTCCATCAAGAAAATTAAAGTAATCTCCAATAAACTGCTCTGTAGGTTTTTCAGTTCCAGTAGCTTGTCTAGTCATACGCTGTAACGTGCTATATGGGTGCATCTCAAAAGAAGCTACACATACTTTTATATTCTGCTGCACAATTGAGTTTATAACCTGACCAACAAGCTGGCTTTTACCATGACCATTAATACCTGACCAAAGGCTTACCTCCCCTTGCCTCATCCTAAACTGTTCAAACGTCTTATCCCACGGCAACTTAGCACCTTGCAACTGTTCATCTTTATAAAAGTAATCTACAACTTCTTCTTGGTAATCAAGTGCTGACTTCACGTTAGCCTTATCTTCTTCTCTAGCCTTCATAAACGCTTCAAAGTCAACCTTTGGTAGCATCATTCCTTGACGCTTTTGCCTGGCTTCATCTAGTGCTATTGCACCACGCTCTAAGTTACTCATAATCTATTGCCTCTCTAATACGTTCGTAAGCAACTTCTAGCCTTTCTAAGTCAGAAGGCTCTAATTCTTTATTTTTCTTTAATTCAAAAGCCGCCATTAATACTACCTGACATTCAAACTTAACTGCACTTAGAATATCACTAGCATAAAACTTTTTTTGTACTGGAGCTTTGTATTGCTCTATTGGCTCTGGAAATAAATCAGATAACTGTAACCCTACAGATGCAACTACATCAGAAGCAGAGCATCCTTGAAAGCAATGCAATAATATACGACCATCAGGTTCTTCTTTAATACGTAACGCTGTAGGATTAGTTCCGCTATGTGAAGGACAGCAAGCACGCCATGAATTACGACCATGTGATTTTACTTTTGTAAGACGTTCTAAAAGTGTATTAATCATATAGCACCTGCAAATATATCATTACTACCGTTAGGACTTTCATCTTCCCATCGTGCATTGTTTATGTATGTAGAAGCCATAGGACTAAAACCACGCTTCCATCCATCAGTTTCTTTTTGCCATGCAAGCGCATCTAATACTACATTCAAATCAGGTTTATGCTTATTCCATGCTTTTATTGCTTGAGCTTTACCTGCTCTATTAGGATAAACAGACCAAAATTCATCAAATCCATCATGTATGTTTTTATCTAAACTAGCCTTACCTATACTAACCTGTGGTTCCATATTGTATACATCTTGTATACATCTTGTATCCATTGTATATACATTGTTGTTTTTTAAAGATAATTGTTCTTTATGCTCAACATAAACAGTAGGTTTATATCTATCTTTTTGAATAAGATTATGTATCTTCCAATGCTTGATTACACATACGCCAGTTTCAAATGGGATAATAAAGTTTTTAGATAATAATATTTTAAGGTCATCATCAGCACATCCAAGCATACGCTGAATCTTTTTAGCATTATTAATGAAACCATCATCATCTGCACGCATAGATAAATGAAAGTATAAGGCTTGTGTTGATAGTGGCATATCCAGGAAAGCATCGCTATCTATGATAGTCTTTGCAAACATTCTACGTTCAGCCATATTTTTACTCCAAAAAAAAGCCACTAAACAAAACCCTCCAGCTTTTTAGGCTGGTTGCAGGACATCCGAGTAGGATGCAGGGCTTTGATTAATGGCTACTCTAAATTAAATCACCTGCAAGTGACAGATAACATTATACAGATTTTACAGAAAAAGTCAAGTGTTATTTTGTAACAGTTGGCAAAGTGTAAGACTTAAATGTAATTCGTGCTAATTAAAAAAACTTATTAATCTTTACTGTTTAATTTAAAAATAAATGTTGACACAAGTTTCAAAGTCGATACAATGAACACATCAACAACAGGAGAGCAACATGGATAACTTAACAATCGTAGTATTAGGTCTTGCAGTATTCATTATAGTTTTATTAGTTGCTGAAGTATTAGCTAAATTTTTTGATTGGAAATAATCATGGCATCTTTAGATACAACAATCAACGGTATTGAATTAACAGTTTACTACACTTGTGATTTTGAGCGTGACCAATATGGCACAGGTGATAGTCCTGATGTGTATAACATTGACATTACAGAAATAGAAGTAGCTGACAGTACAGTTAATATTATGAGCTTACTGCCTGATAGTGTTATTAGTGACATTGAAGATGAAATTCTTGACTTGGAGGCTAACTAATCATGCAAAGATTTCCTGACAATATTGACTGGGATGCAACAGAAGAAAAACACAATGATGCGTTTTGGGACTGGTGTATATCTAATGGCATTCATAACGAAGATTACATACTAGATAACTATGGTGATTTGTTTGAAGATTTTGCTGACGGAATAGACGATAAGGACTTTGTATATGTGTGAGCAACAATACCAGGCAGAAGTATTAGACGAATTGAAACAAATAGAATATAATATCAAACTTGAAACAAAGAAAGGTGAGTATGAAAGAGCAATTAATGATAAGTGTAGACGAAGCAGCAGAGCTTTTGAACGTCACACCTGCTTGGGTCAGACGATTATGTGCCAACCAGCGAATCAATGCTGTACGAGTAGGCAATCAATGGGTAGTGTTAGACTTTAACGGATATGAAAGGACTAAATAATGATTACTAATATTTTAGTGAACCAGCAAAATTTAGAGGTCGAATACGATTTAGATATTAGTGCTGTTTACTTTGGTGATTTAGAATCAGAGTACGTAGAGATTGATATTAAAAAAGTAGTATGGATGGGTCAAGATGTATTGCCTCTTATTACTGCACTAGAGGATACAGAAGCACTTAAGTTAATTATTCGTGACAGATTTGAGGACATAGAATGAGCAACGTATATACAAAACTAATGCAAGCCAGGCTAAAGCTACAAAGTACAGCTTTAAACAAATCAGGTCATAACAAGTTTGCTGGTTACAAATACTTTGAGCTTGGTGACTTCTTGCCTACAGTACAAAACATATTTAGTGAATTAGGATTGTGTGGTGTAGTGTCATACGATACAGAACTAGCTAAATTGACTATTACTGACGGCACAGATAGTATTGTTATCACTAGCCCTATGGGTTCAGCAGCGTTAAAAGGCTGCCATGAGGTACAAAACATTGGTGCAGTAGAAACATACCAACGTAGGTATTTATGGGTTACGGCAATGGAAATTGTAGAGCATGATGTACTAGATGCGACTACAGGAACTGATAGTGGTACACCTGTAAAAAAGCCTGAGTCTGTAACTCCGTTAGCTGGTGCGCTTGATGGTTTTACAGCACAAGAGAAAGAACTATTACACGGATTAGCTGAAGAAGTTACGTTCTTTGTTAAAAACAATGATGTAGCTCAAGCATTAGAAGTAGCAGGTAGTTTAAGCAATGAGGAAAAGACTGCGTTATGGTCTTTATTAGATAGTAAAACACGTTCAGCAATGAAGAAAGGTATTTAAAATGGCACAATACGAACAACGAGATAATAGCGGTACTCTTTTTAAGAACTTAAATAAAACAAAAGATACGCATCCTGATATGACAGGAACAGGCATGGTAAATGGAAAGGAAGTGCGTTTATCAGCTTGGACTAAACAAGGTAAATCAAGTAAGTTTTTAAGTGTTTCATTTAGTGAGCCATACGTTAAAGAAGCAGGTGAGCCAGCTAAAGCTAATGGTTATGTAGCGGATGCGTTTGAGGACGATATTCCGTTCTAGGGTCAATGGGGAGTAACACTATTAGTTTGGATAGCTAAGACCTCAATATCTTGTGATTATTTTATTGAACCGTGTTATTCCCCACCAATTAAGGAGATAGTTATGGAATTTAAAACATCAAAGAAATGTTATTTACAGTCGATTATTGCAGTACGTAGACGTATCAAAATACTTGAGTTGTTACAAGATAAAATATTAACAACAAAACAGATTACAACAGAACTAGACGAGAAAGCAGCACGTATTATTGAGGATATGCAACGATTAAAGCATGAAGGATATGTGATTGCAGACCATAAAGGTAACTGTCCTCTAGGTAAGAAGCAGTCATTCTTCTATAAAAAGACTAAAAAGAAATACTATGGTTACGAGTTTATTGCTTCTATTGAGATGAACGCTGACTTAGAAACTGCGTTAAAAGAATACAAATCTCAAATCAAGATTAACATTAACAATGATAAGCCAGGCAAAGATGTCTACATTAAAGTAGAAGGCAATCCTAACGCTACTATTGTAATGAACTCTAACAGACCTGCTGGGTTCTATGCTTATCAAAAACCGAAGCCACAAGTTAATAGAGGCATTGGCAGTACATTCTCTTTATATGATGGAGCTACGCTATGAAACATAAATGGCATAAAGAAATAAAAGCATGGGCTGATGGTGCAGAGATTGAAGCTAAATGGAATGTTACTCAATCTGGATGGTTTGTAGACCCAATTCCAAGATGGAATAATGATGAGTGGGAATATCGCATTAAACCACAGCCTAAAGAGCCACAGTATTTGTATGTGTATCAAGACATAGGAGAATTAGTATTAGAAAGAAGCAATACGCTTGTTTTGGATATGAATTTGATAGGCAAAATTAAACTAGAGGATTAATCATGGAAGTTATCAAACAGATTTTAGTTAAACAAACGTATGACGAAAGATTGAAATATAATGAATATCTACGCAAGGTTGAAGAAGTTAAGTTTGAGATGGCAGAGCGTTATAGATTGCATCCTAACAACTTTATTACAAAGGAAAACAGGAATGACGATTTTAGAGATTGTAACGTGCCTCTTTATCTGTGCAGGAATCGTGCGACATTGGTAGAAGATTGGGATGAGAAGCGTATAGATACTATTGGTTCAAACGGCAACGAGGGCTATCATTATGGTGAACTATAGCGATAAACACTATGAGCTGCTTGCCACGACCATTAAACGCTACTTAAAAGGTGCTGGTGATAATATTACATTAGTCGAGCTAGGTAAAGCGATTAACATGATTGTAGAGATGGTTGAGCGTGAGTCTATGAGAGATATGCGTGAGGAACATAACAAGTGAATTTAATTATTGAGTACGTATTATGTTATAGCACAGCGTTCTTTCTAGGCTTTGCCTGCGGAATTGCAATTTATCATTTTTACAGGGAAAAAGTAAATGGATAATAAGTTACTAGCAGTATGTTTGGTGTTTTCTTTTATTACAGGTCTTTACACAGCAGTTATGGTAACTAAAGATAGAGGTTGTACTGTTACCTATTCTAAAGACAATGAAGTTCATGTGATGGTGGGAAGATTATGAGTGCATTAAATACGCAAGAAGGTGGAAGTCATTACAAAGATATGCTGATACAGCCAGTTGAGTTTATTGTAAAGAATAACTTGGCTTTCTTAGAGGCAAACGTGATTAAATATGTTTGCAGACATAGAAACAAAAACGGCATTGAGGACTTAAACAAGGCTATTCATTATTTAGAGCTAGCGAAGGAATTGTATTATGGCGATTAACGATATTACAGGTGACAATTTAATCAGCAGAACGCTGAGTAAAGAAGGTGAAGAACAGTTTGATAAGATTTTTGGGAAAAGACGGACAAATGGCGGATGGAAGCCACCTTCAATTGACGATGCTTATGAGCAAGAAGAAAAGTTAGAAAGAATTAATAAAAATTTAGAAGGTGATTGAACTTTTTATGAAAATGATGTCTAATATAACTGTAGGTCGCTGGGGAGCGAGCAAATTGTTGATGCTAACTCATTAACAAGCCTACATTACCCAATCAATGTTAGTTAGGACACATCATGGCTTATAAAGTAAAACCAATAGATTACGAAGAAATTTCTGAAGCTGTATATTACAAAGATGGATTGTTGTTTTGGAAAAAGAATGACAAACCTGCTGGTACTACAACAGTAGCAGGATATTCAAAAGTTCAAATAAATAAAATTGTTTATAGTACTCATAGATTAGTATGGGTATTGTTTAATAAAGAAATACCTTTAGATAAACAAATAGACCACATAGATAGAAATCCAAGTAACAATAAAATTGAAAACTTAAGATTGGTTGATGCAGTTTCTAACGCTTTAAATAAAAAATGCAGAATGAGCAATACAGGAATTAGAGGCGTAAGCAAAGACCGTGATTATTACAAAGTAAGTTTTACCGTAAAAGGCAAATCAATTCACGTTGGAAATTTTAAAAAGTTTGAAGAAGCTAAGAAAGTAGCAGAAGAATATTATAGTAAAATAGTTGAAGATGCATTTGCATAAATAAGAAAGCCCCAGTTACGGGGCTTTTTACTATCGGTTCATCACGTATGCGGTGATTTCCATTCCAAAACGCATTTCAGTAGCTGCTGGTTTAGTCCACATAATAATTTCCTTTGTATGTAATATTTCGCAAAATATTCAACACAACGATTTTTGCATTGAATGTATTACATAGTATCAGAAAAGTGGATTTTCAGCATCAGTAAAACCATTAAAATAGGCTAGGATTATCATTAAACGCATTTTAAGTGGGCTATAGCGATACTTTGCATAAAACATAAGCTACGATACTAAACTTAAAAAATAATCGCTATAAACACACGTTATTTTGACAAAAATAATGCAGCTTCATCTTTTCTACGATTATCCAACCCTTTTAGGATTTTACCACCTGCTTTATTGTATTTCAGGAGCGATTCAATAGCACCTTCTTTATCTCCACGATTAAGTTTCTGACGAAGCGTGCTTTTCTGAAGTGTTCCCAAACCAAGATTAAAAGCAAAACTGACAAGAGCATCAAACTCACCTTGTGTAAGTTGGATAGAAATATATTTCTCAATCCCTCGTTCAAATCGAGTGACATCTTTAGCGAGTATTGCATAAACTTCCTCTAAACTGAAAGTACGATTCCAAGCATCAGGTAAAGACTTTCCATCGCCAATAAGATGACCAACACCAACAGTCCATAAACCAGCAGGACATTTATACGGTTTTTGTCGGACACCCTCATGGTGCGCTAACATCTTTAAACATTTTTCACTTGCTCTCATTTTTTAAATGCCTGACCACCAAAGTAGAACGCAATGATAGAAGCAAAGATTTGTTGGCTTTCATCATCCCATAACAAGTTTAATGCAGTTTCAAATCCTACACCAGTATGAATAGCATAATAGAAACCAAATACATCAACGAAAGCTAATAAGAAAAACATACCATAAGTAATGCCTGGGCGAACCATAGCACGAGCATTGATAACCCATGTGCTTGCACCAATAGCAGAAGCCGTATCGTGAGCTAGTAAAGCCTCATGTTGTTTTAAGGCAAACTCTTGAGTACGTACTTCAGCATCTACTTTAAGTTCTTCTAAACGAATTTCCTCAACTTTTTGCTGTGCAATAAGACCTTCCTTGTGCATAGCCATCTCACGCTCAATCTGCATATTAGCTAATGCGATTTCGTGCTTTTTATCTTTTGAATCTTGCCAAGCATCTAGTAGTTTTGGTAATCCACCCATCAAGAATGACAGGACTGTTGAAATCATGGTTAGCATATTAATTTCCTAATGGGTTTGTAGATGCACGTTGTAGTGCTTTCATTTGTGCTTTGATACCTTCAATGCCTGATTTAACTTCTTCACGGACACCACCTAAAGCAGCTTGTGTTTCACGAGCGTTGCCATTAGCAATCGCTTTAGCTTCCATTGCCTCACCTTTAGCAGTAGAAGCCTTATCACTCACAGCTACTAACTGATTAGATGTAGCTACAGAAGCATCTTTAACTGTATTCACAGAAGTTTCTAAGCCTGATAATTTAATCTTTAACTCGTTAATCTGAGCCTTAACTTCAGTATCGTCATAAGGTTTAGCTTCTTCAATCGCTTCAGTCGCTGAAATAACCCGATTGTAGGTAGTAATTCCTACGTAGATTGCCCCAGAGCCTGTCGTTACGACTCCTAAAAGAATCGCCCACATCGTTGTCGGTGAGAAGTTGAAGTAAGAAGTCTGTGTTTCCTCTGAACTCATTAGATAGCTCCTGTGTGTAATCTAAGTTAGTTTGTAATTGTTGTTGTTGAAATTCCATAGGCTTGTTTAATATCTCTAAGGACATAACAAGACCAAAGCCAGGTACTAAGTCCTTGCCTTTAGGTACTTCAATCTTTGTATCAGTTTTTGTTTCTTTTGTTTGTGTAGGACTAGCAACAGTCGGTGATGATGACGTACTTACGCTTCCAGATGACTGTGTCTTTGGTGCTTCCGCTTTTGGTGCTTCCACTTTCGGTATTTCCGCTTTTGGCATCTCCGGTGGTTGTGCTTCCATTGGTGGAGGTGCTGGTGGTGGAGGTGGTGCTTCCGGTGGAGGAGGCGGTGGTATTATCGGACTCGCTGGATTTACTGGACTGCTGACATTCGTTGGGTTTGTTACTGACTTCACACAACTGTTTTGAATCTCTACCCATTGACCAAAAATAGGTTGACCGTAAGGGTCTGGACATGACGATACCCTTTGCTCTGAAATTGAACCTGTGTAACCATCGCTACACGCTACTTGTCTTTCTTCAATGCTTGTTTGACAAGTTGGAGGGTCTGGCGAGCAATTGTTAGAAGTTGTAACCCAATCATCCCAAGTTTCGCTAGAACATTGGTAAGTACGGCTTTGATTGATAGCACCTGAGTAATGCACAGGACAACTAATGCTTTGAGTTTCAGTACGAGTGGTACAAGTTGGTTGAACTGGTTGTTGAGTTCCGCAAATTGGGTCTTGAGGGCGGTAAGGACACCACGCAATTGCAAGAGCTTCTGAGTTAGATATGCCGTTACAGACGAGATTAGTGACCCAACCTTCTGGACTAGGCGTGTAAGAACAGTACCAAGCATAAGCGTTTCCTTTAAATAATATTATGAATAACAGACCAGCCGTTTTTATTAGATTTAGCATATCTCATCAATGTTGTTCTAGGAGTGTTAGTTTTAATACTAGCTTCTTTTGAACCATTATATTTAACTCCATCTTTTATATAAATTGTTGTGGTTTTAAATTGAGTTGCTATACATTTTGGATTTGTTAAAGATGCTATTCTTTGCTTTTGTTTTGCTTCTATAGTGTGCTTATGACCAAGTGTATATTTATTTCCTTTTAAAGCATTGCTGATTTTTATTTTTGATTCAAATGAATGTTTGTAATCTTTAGAAAAGCCATAATTTGTTTTAACTGAATTAAGCATAAAGCTACAATCTAATGCTTTTAACATTGCTGCTTCTAAATTTATTGCTAATTCATAATCATCAGTTGTATAAATAACAGAATATTCTAATGAGTCAAATCCATATTTATTGCAACATCTTTGCAATTGAACACAATGATGTTTATTATTTTTTAAATGACTTTTATGCTCACGCCATCTTTCTTCTATATTTTTTGATACTCCAATATAGAATTTATCATTTGCTTTGCATTTTATTACATACACACCTATCATTTTATTCCTTAGCAGAATCACGCAATGGAGTAACTAAGACAAAATCTTTTCCATAAAGTTTTTCATACCAATCAGGATGAAGTTTGTACCATGCGTGACGTGCTGCATCTCCTATTGCTCCACCAATTGGACATGGACTGCCCGATTGCTCCATAGCCTCCCATACTGCATGGTCAGCAGCACAAGCAACGCTTACAGCAGCTACTTTAAGACCACCATCATGTAAGAACTTTGCCCACTTTAATTTAACGCAGTTAGTATCTGTTAGCATTGTGCCACCAGCAAATGAGAATACTCCACCATTGACTGCACCACTTACACCAATACCACATACATCTTGAGAGAAAGCTGACATACTCGGTGCCATAGCACTTGGTACAGGCTGACCTTTATAGTTGATTGTTGTTTCATCAGCAAATGCGTAATGACATACAAAAGAATACAAAATGACGTTTAAAGCTAACAGCCACCAAATTAATCTAATCCCTCGCATCAAAATCCTCCATATCAACAATACCAATCATATCTTCATCAGCAGGGTTACATTCACCACATACACCTAAATCAGGTTCTGCATCATCGTAGTTATACGGAGTGCCACAGCACTCACAAACACCAACTCTAATCATAATTAACGCCCATTAAAAAAGCCCCGAAGGGCTTATGTGTTACTCAAGTAATTTACGAAGTTTAGAGCGCAGTCCACGCCTACAATTTTCATGAAAGGGTATCCATTCCATATTGCTAATTTCATATCCAAGTGATGAGTCAATTCTATCTACAGAAGGAGTTAATCGCCTTTCGTAGTTTGAATCTTCCCATAATTTAAATAGTTCATGAAATGTTGCATTATTATTAGACCACTCATAAAAGTCATCACGACCAAGCAATGACTTTCCTTCATATAAATGTATTTTAAGTTTTTGAACGCCTGTAACTCTTGATTGCATATTTCTATACAATCTAACAAGAAAACCTTTTTTTGTTTTCTCGTATTTTTTAGTACAAGCGTTTCCGTTTAACTTTCTTTTTTCTCTTTGCCAAGCATTTTTTTCTTCTCGATTCATCACAAGCTCCAATTAAAACATTGAAGTCATGATTATTGCACATAATCACGAAGATGTCAAGAACTTTTTAGGCTCATCAAATAGATTGTTGCGTGAACTTCTAAACCAACTACCACATTCATTGCATTGATAACGCTGATACTTGTTACCTATAGTGTATGCCCAGCCTCTACGTTGATACTTAGTAGAGCCACAGTTAGTACAACATACACCACCTTCATACAATCCATGATTAGGATGGTTTTTAATCCATGGCTTGAGTTTTTCGTAAACTGCTTCTAGCAATACAACGTCTTGCCTATTATATTCTTCCATCATTTGCCATGACTCAGCATTACCAGCCATACATTGAACCCATAGGTCGTGACCAATATGCTTAACCTTTTTACCTAAGTCTAAAGATTGTGCAATGTAATCTAATTTATTTGATGGGAATCTAAATTGACTTCTAGCTGTTCTTAGCAAATCAATTTGTTTGTATGGTGCTGGAGGAGTCATGCCATGTAGCAAAAACTCTTTATTTAATGTAGGAATATCAAACTTAGTGCCATTATAATGAACTACTGCATCGGCATTTTCTAGCATATCGTAAATACGTCTAAGCATCTTTTTAGGCTTTGAGTGATGAACGCTATCAAAATAAAGCTCATCTTCTCCGTACCACTTAGCTGCCCAACACATTACATAACCAGAAGCTACAATTTGATTAATAGCTACGTTTTGTTGCCACAAACCCCATACATGAGCAATGTTTGGGGCTGTTTCAATATCTAACAATAATATTTTCATGTTAGTTCTTTTAGAAAGAAAGACTTACGCTAACACACTTTAGTCGTGTTTGTCAACTTTAGCTTCCAATCTATCAAAGATTTTATCTAAGATAGTTTCAATCTTATCTAACCGGTTGTCAAGTTCTGTTTTTTTAACATAGCTGGATGGTAAATCCACTTCAATACGCTTTAAATCATCTTTAAGAGAGGCAACTGCATCCCAAAGTGTTTTACCGAACCAACCTAGTATAGTTAAACAGCCACCGATTAAATAATTAACAAGTGACTGTTCCATTATTTCTCCTCGTTTAAAAGACCTTGTGGTGGTTGAAATAACCGTCTTAAGAAGTAATCTTGACCTGCTTCTAAAGTTGGAATTTTAGCTCCACGCTCAATGCCTTCACCAATGACTTTACCAGTAGTAGTTCCTGCAAGTTTCTTAGGAACAAAACTTGTAATTGGAGATGTTAATGCACCTGCAAACAAAGCATTAGGTATTGACAATGCAGTACCCATAAATGGTTGTTGAAGCAAATCACCATATAATCCACGACCAGCAGTTTGTGAACCTTCTTTTAATGGAGCAGTAGCTTCACTATATTTAGCTAGTTTAGGTAAATCACCAGTTAATTGACCACGCTTGTATGCAGATTCTTTACCTTGTTTAATAGCATTACGCAACTTAGGTAAATCTACATTGCCATTTGATACAACATTACCTTTTTCTAATGTTTTAAGATTTGCATATTGTTGACGAGCAGTTCTTAATTGATTAGATAAATCAGTTTGACCAGCATCTTTTAATGATTGTTCAGCAGCATCATCTAGTGCATTTAACAAATCACGATAAGCACGTTTTTCACTACCTTCAGCAGCCCACGCTAGATTTGATAAATTCTCACGAGTTAAATTGTAATCAGCACCACTAAAAGTTTCTCCTTTTAATGCTTTTTGTTTCCAAGCATTAGCAGTAGCAGTTAATTGTGGATTTTCAGCTTCTTTTAATTTCATTCGTTTGGCAGCAGCTTGTCTACTAAGAATTGAATCTGCAGCTTGTTCAATTGATTTTGTAAACTGAATTGGAACTTGAGTTTGCTCAATATTTTTATATGTTTGACCAATTCGTGCAGCAGCATTACTTAACACTTCATCAGTTAAAATAGGAGAATCTTCACCAATAGATTTAGATGCAGTTCTATTAAATATTAATTGATTCTTTGTTTGTGGCTTTAACATATTTTCGCCAAATGGAGCTTGAGCTACGACATCTTCAAGTTTAGATACTCCACGACTACCCATGTATTCTGATAATCTAGGTTGCACACCTAAAGGTTCAACACCTTTAATTGCTTTTAATGATTGCTCATCAATTGCAGGATTAAAGTATGGAGATACTCGTTGTCCAATCCAATTACCAACACCTGTCATTAAAGCACCAGTAGTACCACGAACTGCACGTTCACCTGGCTCACCATATTTAGTAGCTTCTGTTAAACCTACTAGCAATGGACTCTTAGTAGCCATATATGGTAAAACTTCACCTGTTCCAGCAGCAATAGGAGCTTGTTTACGAATTTTATCGTATTCCATTCCTTTGACAGCTTGTTCTTGTGCAAGAGCATCTAATTTTGCTTGAGCTGAGGTATATCCTTCAGAGCCAATCTCACCAGGTATCTTTTGCATACCATAGCCAGTTTGTTTAAGACCTGCCCAAATATCACTACCAGCTTTTTTTAATCCAGCACCAATGGCTTGCATTGTTGTAGGAGGAGCTTCTTTTTTAGCAGATGGATATTGAGATTTAACAGTAGATTGCTCTAATATAAAATCATCATAAGCTCTATTTGCAATTTCTACTTGTTGTTCTTCTGGTAAATTCTTAGGAACATCAAAAACAACTTCCGTCTTTTTTAATTTTGTAGCTAAACTTTCAGGAAGGTCAAAAGCAATTTCCCTAGTTTGTATTTCAGCCATGACTATTCCTTATCTTAATTTAGCTTTAGGACGATACTGACTTACATCAATTTCTTGCAAATTATAATATCCACGATTTTCAGGAGGTAAATTTCTAACTGTATCATTATATTTCTCAATAGATTTTATACCTGCACGTTCATTCAAATCAGCAATTCTTTGAATTGTTGCTGCATTTAAAGTAATTTGACCAGCAGATGCTTTTTGTAAGAACTCACGGTCAGCATTAGAGAAGCCTTGACCTGCACCTAAGCCAGATGATTTAATATTTTGAAGTGTTGTTTTTGCCATATCAGCAGACAATACTTCTGTATTAATACCAGCAGTAGGGTCAATAACACCAGCAGCAGATAACGCATTATTAATTCCAAGTATTTGTTCAGCACCAGAGCCTGTAAATACCTTACCTTTTAATGTATCTTTAATTCTACGTGCTGAAGCAATTTGTTCAGGAGCAGCTTGACCAGAATCAATAATTCCTGCTGTTCTCTTAGCCATAAGTCCACCAAGTTCTTCTTGAAACTTAGTTTCACCTTTGGCAGGAGCTGGCATATTAATTTTTGTAGCACTAGCATTTTTATTTTGAAGCATCCAATCATTGAAACTTAAAGATGGCAATCCACGAGATGCTTGGTCTGATTTGTAGTTAGTCCAATCATCATAATTAGTGGTTTGTTTAGCTTCTGTACCAGCAATTAGTTGAACTCCAGAATCGGTCATTTGATACCTTTGACCTTTATCCATAGGAAGTCCATAAGCCTTAGCTTGTTGTTCATTTAAAATGTTAAATGTTTTTTGTGTTTTAGGTGTGTAAAGTTTTTCTAATACACCAGGAGCAGCATTTGGATATGCTTTTAACATAGCACCAAGTTCAGGATTGTCAGCAGATACCTTAGCAATAGCATCACGTTGAGCCATCATTTGGTCAGCTTTTTGTTTTTGTTCCCAATCTTGCAAACCACTTTTAATAGTTTCTTGACCTGCTTGATAACCACCAGCCAACGCTTTACCTAAATAAGGTAATGCTGAACCATAACCTTGATTCTTTGGTTGAGCAAAATAACCTATAGCAGCATTAATTAAACCTGTAGTTAATGCCTTGTTTTGCAACTTATTAGTTGCTTCCTCACCTAATAAACCACCATAGTATTCAGGTGCTTCAAATAAATTAAAAGCCATTATGCTTGTCCTCTACGTCTAATTAATTGTGCGCCACCCATAGGTACATTCAAACCTTGTGTTTGTCCTTGACGAACACCACCACCACTCATGCTAGGCATTTGTCTTTGAGGTTGTTGCATACTTGCTAAAATGCTTGTAGCTCCCAATACGTTTTGTGGTGTTACGTAATCAGGTAATGATTTTTTAAACGCTTCCCATCCACCAGGATTAGCAGCAGCTTCAGCAGCCATTCTTTCTAACTCACCAGTTCCTGATAAATTAGTTAATCCACCTGTAACAGCACCTTGTAGCATTGATGGTGATGTAGAGCCAAATGCAGCAACAGGAGCAGCGTTCATAGCATTTACCAAGCCCATGTTAGCACCAATCTCACCTGTAGAACCAAGATATGCAGCAGGTGTACCAGTTGCACCTAATAGACCGCCTTGAGCAGTATTAAATGTATTAGCCATCCCAATTTCAGGAACTGTTGCTTTTAAGAACTCTGGAGCAGCTTGAATAGTACCTGCTACACTTGAGCTTGTAGGAACAGCAGATGCGCCTTGTAAGAAGTTAGCACCTTTAAATGCGTTACCAGCAGCACCACCTAAACCACCTAAAGCAGCACCAGTTAATCCACCACGTAAGCCACCAGTAAGGAGTCCAACTCCACCACCAATAGCCATCATTTCAGGGATTCCTAAGCCCATACTAAGCTCCTTTCACTTTGCCAACTACAAAGCAGATTGGCTCAATGATTGCACGATAGATGCGACCTAATGTGTCACGCTTACCATGTTTTTGTTTCCAAATGTCTGCTGTACGATGACGAGCAACGTGTTCCAAAGCATCACGTACCATTTTACGTACAGGATTAGTGTTCTTGTAAGCAAACATAATGATTGGCATAAACAATGTGTGATAGCCTTTTTCGTATGCAGGATGCAAGTCTTTAGATTGAGCAAGCCAAATCTTTTGACGGAATGAACCGAAGCCATATACGTGATTCATTGCAGTACATACAATCTTACCACCACCACTTGATTTAGAAGTTGAAGTAGATTGTGAACCTTGAGGCGCACCATATACTTGTGTAAGGAACTGATTAAGTTTGTTCTGTGGCAAGTTTTGTTCAAAGTTAAAGCGATTAATTTGGTCTTCAAGTGCAGATTGTTGATAACCTTCTGCTGTTTGACCTGCTTGAGCTAACTGACCAATATCAGCATAATCAGCCATTGCTAATTGTGGCGCACCTGCAGCAGCAGCTTCTTGACGACCACGTTCAGCAGCATAGTTTTGATAACTAAGTTCACCTGCCTTATTAGCTAAAGTATTAGCCAAAGTTGTACCAGCACGATTAAATAAGTTAGCTTGTGCGCCTGAGCCATAACGACCAGCTTGTGATGCGCCTGATTGAGCTTGGTTAATAGCATCAAAATATTGCTGTCCAGCAGCTTGACCTGCACCTGCCATTGCTTGATTAAAGAATGGATTGTTAGCCAAGTATTGACCACTAATTACATTTTGCTGTTGTTGTTGTGCAGCAGGTAATAATGGATTACCACCTAAAGCACGTTGTTGTTGTGCTTGTAATGCAGCTTGTGTTTGTTGTGAAGGGCTAACATAAGTTTGACCAGGATAGTAGCTAGGATTAGCTGACTGATATAACTTTTGAGCTTCACTTAAACCATAGCTCACATAAGGTTTGAGCATAGGGTCAATAGAGTTTGTTTGAGTTTGTGTTCCACCGCCACCACCACCTTTACCACCGCCACCACCTTCTAATGTCATGCGTTTACCCATAGGTTTAAATGCCATCTCAGGTAACATATCCATGTGATTATATCTCATTGCTTTTTCCTTCTATAGGTAATTCGTAGAACATAAATTTAGACTTGAATCCGTCTTTGTTAAATACTTTTTTCCAACCTGTACGACCAAAAGATTCGATTGTTTGACAACCTACATCCTTAGCAAAACTTCTTAATACAGATAACATTTCATTCTTCCATTTAGGAAGTTCTATGCCACCTGTAAAGTGCATCACCAAAGCTATCATTTGAGGGTATTGCATTACTTCAGTTATTACAAAACCATATACTTTGTCATCATAAGCAATCCATAACTGCTGACCACCTTTTTTAAATCGCTGTCGAATATCATCTGAAGTGTATCTGCCATGTGTGTACTTAGCAGCACCATCTACATATTTATCTATAAGATGCCATACTTCATCAATATCTAAGATTGCTGATATATTCATTAACCCACCACTATATATTTATAAGTCATACCTGAAACAGAATTGGCAGGATGAGAGATTGTTGCTTGACCTTTAGACGTTGCACTTATGTAAGGCATTGTGTAAATGTCTGCTGTGTAACCGTTACTTGATAAATACTGCATTGTTGCAATTACAGAAGGTGTTGATGGTCTAGTAGGTGTTGTTCTTGTAGGTATATGTTGAATCGTTACACCTGTATTTGGTGTTGACCAAACTAACTCTACATAATCATTTTTAGCTAATGCAAGAAAAAAGTTAAGTGCAGCAATCACAGCACCAGGATTACCACCATGACTTGATGTTACGTCAAAGTCACTATTACTACCAGCAATGTCAGTTCCGTTCTTTCTAAACCATACGCTTGCAGTATGAATTGATGTATCTGTATTATTAAACTGAATACTAAACTGAATGTTATAAAGACCAGAATATAAAGCAGTCATTCTTGAACCACTTGCTAAGTCTGTTCCTAATTCATAATCAGCAGTATCAAAAGTAATGACAGTTGCTGTGTTAGCCGTTGCAGATTGGTCTGTTGTATCTTGCCATGCACCATACGGATAAAAGTTAGTAGCAGATACATCATCAATAGGACTTAATAAAACAACAGAGCTATAACCAATACGTTCGTTGTAGATTGTAGTGGTAGTAGCTCCGCCTGTTGATAATGTTACTAGACCTGTATTATTAGATTTACCATCCATGAGGTTATTAACAACCTCTGAGATTTCACGAGGTTGCGCACCAGCAGGATTGAGTTTCCTATATTGCTGATTAACAATTGTCATCTTGTACCTTGCTGTGTGATTTCAATATCAACTGCCATAATGTTTGACCATTGGTCGCCAGTAGGTACAATTGATAAACGATGATACTTACCGCTACTACGTAATGATACTCTATTTTCACTTGATGCTGGTACATAACTTCCGTACGTAGGAACTTGATTTAACAGCGTTCTTGATGCGATAGCTACGTTAGCAGAACCATTGTCTACAATAGGTCTAGCAAGCGTAACTACAGAAGTAGCTTCTGAACCAATATCACCTGTGTTAATAGTTGCTGTAGCGTTAGCACCTGTGAAAGTTACAATCTTGTCATCACGTACACCAGCAGATAAGAACTTACCACCTGACCATAAGTTATCGTCAAGAGATGTAGTTAATGTGTCTAATGTACGACCTGCTGCAGCAGCAGCTTCTAAGTCAATTGCTTCACCTGTACCTGAACCTACACCTGTCGCTGTAAACCTTGCACCTACTACGTTGACTTCAGCACCAATCAAAGTAAAGTTTGTTGTACCTAAAGATGTAATTGTGTAAGACTTGCCTACTGTAAATGAACCTGCTGTTACGTTGTAGTTATCGTCTAATCCTTCTAATGTAAGACCAGCAGCAGCAATGTTAGATACATGGTCAACATCTGTATCAGCGTAAGACCATTTTTGCACTTGCCAGTTATAGATTAGTAATGAGCGACCACCAAATACGTTAATAAAGTCCCATACGACTAACTTACGAATAGGGTCAACTGTTGCTGACATTTGGTCAAACTCAGATGGGTTGGAATTACTAAAGAACCAATTATCTATTTTCTGTGTACCAATCGGAATTACTGTAGAGCCATCACATGAGTAGAAACCATCATCACTCAAGAAGTAAGTAATATTTCCGTACTTAGCTACAGAGTTACCTTCTAAACAGCCTAAACCACGAGAGATTGTGTCGAACTGAAAGAAATAAGGTGAACCAATGTAAGTCATACGAGCTACAGCACGTTCTAATAAGACTAGACCGAACTCACCACCTGTAAGACCTGTAATGTTGCCACCGTCTGCAATGATTTGATAATCAGATTGTGATGTAGCACCACTTGTCCAATCAGCTTCATCGTTAATGTCTGACCATTGTACTTTGTTACCGTTAGAGCCTGAGTCTAAGTTAGCAGCGACCACAAAGTCACGTACTACTGTTACGTATTTAGCAACAGGAGCAGCAGCAGCTAAGTCTGCAAATAATGAGCTTGAGCCTAGTGTAAAGCCTTGTAGCTTGTTTACATTGTTAGCAGCAATAACTGTGTTACCAAATTGAATAAAGTTCCATTTAGATACGCCTGTGTAATTGCCTGACTTAGATACGTTGTCCATGCTTAAATCAGCAGAGTCAAACTTAAATAATTTAGTAGAGCCACCAGCAAATACTGTTGTAGTAGATGCAAAACGACCTGCAAATACATTATTAAGATTCTCACTAGCAGCAGCACTATAATTTACAGCAGTAGGAAACGGTGAGTAACCAATTGCTGTAGGTACTACGTTTTTAGCTATAGATAAGTTCTCAGCTATGCCAGGAAGGTCAGGAGTCCATTCTGTAAATGTTACTCTTTGAATAGCCATAGCATCCCTTAATATTCAATAAATACTACGCCAGCAGAACCAGCAGCACCATTAGTTCCAGCAGTTCCAGCAGAACCAACAGTTACTGTATATGATGTTGATGGAGAAATATCTGAATAATATTTAATAGCACCACCGCCACCACCGCCACCACCTAATTGGTAAGTATCACCACCAGAAGCACCGCCACCATAAGAACACCCTGCAACAGCTGTTGAGCCAGCGCCTTGAGTTCCGCTTAATATAGAATTTCCACCAATTGATGAAAATGCAGAGTTACCAGCCCAAGAACCACCATTACCACCACGCATATTAAGGTCACCATTTGAGCCTGAACCGCCTGAGCCACCTGCAAATGATGATGAAGCTGAACCGCCTGTTGCAGATACAGTTGTTGAACCTGCAAAAGATGATGTTCCGCCATTTCCTTGACCACTTGTTCCTGTTCCGCCACCACCGCCAATAACAGTAACTTTTACTTTTGTTACTCCACTTGGAGCAGTCCATGTGCCACTTGATGTAAATACAGCTACACTTGGGATTGTTGCTAAAGCAGAACTTGTCCAAGTTGTTCCATTTGATTTTAAAACATTACCTGACGTTCCAGGGGCAACTAAATTTCCAGATAATGCAGATGTTCCATTTCCTAAAATTACACTATTTGCAGTAATGCTAGATGAACCTGTACCTCCATCAGCTACAGCTAAATCTGTAATACCTGTAATAGAACCACCTGTAATTGTTGCGTTTGATGATGTGATAGCGCCAGTAACACCACCTGTTGCTGTAATTGCACCAGTAAGTGTTGATGTGCCTGTAACGCTTAAATTACCACCTACAACAAAGTTATCACCATCTGCCCCTGTCTGCATATCCTTAATCTGTGCCATTACGTCACGGATAGCATTGTTAATGCCTGAAGGAGCGCAACCTTCGTTAATGTCAATACCACCAACGTCAGTATTATCAGCAGGTGTAGCTGACCATTCTGAAACTTTATTCTTTGCCATGTTTTAGCCTTTTCTATACCAAGTGTTGTTGCTTACGGACACATCTGTCCAAGTATTATTTCCTACTGTTGAATCTGTCCATGTATTAGAACCTGCTGGTACTACAGTCCATGTATTTGTACCTACACTAGCAGCAGTCCATGTGTTTGTATTATAAGTTGTATCTGTCCAGCCTTCACCAATGATACGACCATTAGCAATAATAGAAGCGTTACATGAAACAACTGCATAACCACCCCATATAGCGTTAGGTGCTGCTGTTACATAAGCATAAGCATTAACTTGTGCATCAGCAGAATATTCAACACCACCTAGAGCAGTAAAAGTTGCAAAACCATTTACAGAACCTGATGATGTTCTAATTCTAATAGCATCAGAGATTACTGTTGCGTTACCTGTAATTGAGCCTGAGTCAGTTCTAATACGAATAGAGTTAGAAGTAACTGTAGACGTACCATTTACACTAGCATTACCTGAATAGATAGCTGTAGAGCTTGCATAAACGCTTGCTAATGAATTTATTTGACCGCTTGATGTCCTAATCCTAGTTGCATCAGAAACAACACTTGCTGTGCCTGTAATTGATGCTGAATCTAATCTTATGGCATAAGCATAGGCTTCTATTTGAGCATTAGCTGTTATTGTTGCGCTATTTGTTCTTATTGCATAAGCATTAGCAGCAACCGTTGCATCTGCTGTAATAGATGCTGAACCAAAAATTTCTGCTGCTGCCGCTAAAGTTGAAAAAGGTACTTGAGCAAAAGCAGCTAATCCAAACATAAATTACTCCAATACTGGTAATGATGCTGCTTTAAGCTCATCTAATGTTGTCATTGTATCTACTTGACTAGTAGCATCTCTTAATACTTGCTTTTTAGCTTCTATTTCATTAAGTAGTTCTTGATTGTTAAAGTTACGAAGCATTTGAACATCTAGTGATTCTAATAAAGGTTTACGTTCTGTACGAAGTCTATCTTTAGTAATATTTTTAGCTTTATCAAAGTTAATTGTAATCATGCGGAATACTCCCATGCATTACGAAATTCCCTATCTTCAGGAATATCTGATACATCTACAATTTTAAAATCAATTCCAGCAGGTACGTCTTTAGTTGCAATTTCTTCTATTGACATATATTCTAAAGCCTCTGGAGCAGGAATAATTATTGATACTCCACCTTCATCATTTGGATAAATAATTCTTTTTTCCATAATATTTTTTACCTATTAATAGCTACGCTAACAATTGCAGAATCTAACCTATTCCCGCTTGTACTAGAAATTGCTACAACTTTAACTTGTGTAGTTGAAAATATTGCAGAATTTGAAGGAATTCCTAAAAACGTATCTCCAGAATCATTATCTTGAGCAGTTCCCGACACAGCGTAGTTAGAACCAAGCATTGCAACAGAAAAGTTTACTGTGTAATCACCTGTGCCATTGTCAGTAATGCTAGATACATTTCCACTAGCGCGAATAGCTACTGTACCTGTGCCATTAAAGTTTACCCAAGCACGACATCCAACATCTAACTGCCAACTTCCAAAACTACCATTACTTACATTTCGTACCCATCGTTGATACGCTCTATCTTCCCATCCATGAGCATATTGTACTCCCCAATAGTTACTGCTATTACTATGCCTAAAACTTTCTGCAAACCACCATCCACCACCAGTAGGACAATTTGTTCCAGAGTTTAAATCAATTTGAGTTGCTGATTGAGCCAAAGTATCTTGAAATTGTGTATTCCAGTTTGATGCACTTCCAGAACCTTTCCATTCATAAGCTAAATCCGCAGATGCAGCATTTCCTGTGGTGCTTTGATTCCAAGTTGGAACTGTTCCAGACAAGTTTGCATAAGTATAGCCAGTGCAGTTTGTAAGCGTTCCACTTGAAGGAGTTCCTAATGCACCACCTACCGAATATTTACCGTTAAATGTGTTCCAATCGGTAGATGTTAAATAGCCATTTACTGATGTTGTTGCAGCAGGAATACTAATTGCTGGAGTTGCACCACCACTTGATACTATTGGAGATGTTCCAGTTACGCTTGTTACCGTTCCAACATTAATTGACCCACCTAAAGATGTAGATGTTCCATTAATTGTAATTGATGAGTTTGTAAGGCTTGAATTACCAATGTTAGATAGCGTATTTGATGCACCACTAATAGTTTTATTAGTTAATGTTTGAGCTGTTTCACTATCAACAGATTTCTCAGCAGGATATGTACAGAATACAAACTTAGAACCTGCACTAAAGTTTACCAATGAGCCACTATTAGATGATTCTAAAACTGTATCACGAGATAATGTTCCAGCGCCTACTGTACCAATACCAACTTCCCACTCAGAACCATTCTGGATGGTGTAATAAGTGGTGTTAGTGTTACCAATAGCACTTGAAAATGTTTGGAATCCTGTTACAGCTCCAGCAAGTGTAAGCGTACCTGTGCCAGTAGTAGTTGAGGTTTCTTGTACTCTGTCTTTAACTACTAAAGCCATGTTTTATCCTTACGCTAATGTTACTGAAAGTGAGCCTGAAGCAATCTTAAAAATGTCGCCTGAATCAATAGTTTTGCTTGCATCTAAAGCAGTATGGTATAAAAGATTACCGCTAGTAGAAGCATCCATAAGACCAATCCAACCAACAGTACCCCAACTAGCAGTTGCTTGAGGGAAAGTACAATCAGCATTAGATAAAGATGCACCATTAGAAGGTGCGCCAAAAGTAACTGAGGTTCGAGCATAAGAGCCACCTGAAACTTCTGTACCTGTGTTAGCGTCTGTAGGGTCGCTTGTGTATAACGCTACATAGATTGTGCTTGGTGATGTATATGATGTGTTACGTAGTGTTGCGTTAATTAGAGCGTTCTCTAAATAGTTGCTCATTTCAGCCATGATATGTCCTTATCGTAAAGTTACGTTTAATGCTGTGTTAGGGAATTTTTTACCAATGTCGCTATTCATAATGTTTAAGATAGCTCTGTCATACATCGTAGCCCATACTTGAATACGTGCATCGTTCATTAAGTAAGGCTCTGCTTCTGCTAGTGTTGCGTACAATAACGCATCAGGATAG